TGCTTACAATACTAGGACAGTTTAGAGGCTACAGTTAGGATCAGACTAGAAAGTTTTTCTCATAATTAAGGAGATCTTTGGGTGCTGGTATGATGTTGTCACCATATTCAACAGCATCTTTCCACTGTGATCCAGTTTTTTTATAGAGTTTAATACCAAGGTGTTGATATTTAAGATCCGTTGGTACATAGACCTTGTAATCTGTACCATCATTGTCAGTGAGCATACTGAGTTGTTTGTTTTCACTCTTGGTCACGCAAATAGTCATGCGAGCAAGATTAAACAAATTTTCAAAAATGTCATAATCAGACAGATATATCTCAGAATTGTCCATAATCATGCGACAAATAAACTGAGGTGAGAGACAATGATCATGGGTGCGTTGTTCTGAGTTGTTCATTGCCTCTTCGCTAATCAATCCAGAATGATTATATCCAGAACTGAAAACCTGCTCATAAAACAAGCGGGTGATTGGTCGGAAAAAGTCAGGATCCCCCCAGCTATCAATGTTAGCATTAAGTGCATTAAAAGCAACCTGACAGTAAGCTTTCCAATTTTTTGAGGATTTCATGGTTGAATGGTGCTTACAATACTAGGACAGTTTAGAGGCTACAGTTGTCATTAGCGACGAATCTCACTGATGGCAGGCATCCCCTGATTGAAGACGACATCAACAACTGCCTGCACTTTGCGGGCAGTGCTGATACCAACAGAGTCATAAGTAGGGACACAGACAAGACCGAAAGTCTTCTCTTTGCCACCCAGTCGAATAACACGACCGATGCTCTGACTGATACCAATGTAGTCCATGTTACGCATGAAGATAACAGCTTCAAGACCACTCACATTGATACCCTCAGAGAGAATACTGTGATGGATAACTACAAACTTCTTGGTGGCATCTTTGCCCCAAGTGTTCAGAGTGTTGAAGAACTCTTCGCGGTTGACTTTCTTGCCGTCGATGATTGCACCAGTCTTCGATGTGATTGTCATCCAAGAATAACCGCGATCAGCAAGTTGAGAGCAGAAGTCAGATTGAGAAAGAAGACCAACAATCTGCTTTGTTGTGCGAGCACAAATCAAAGTTTTGCTGATGCCATTCTCATCAATAGTTTCCAACAGGTTGTCAGCATCTTCTGCAAATACAACCTTACGACCTTTCACCATTGGCAGTTGCTTAACAACAACTTTAGGGGGAAGAATGTAACCACCTTCCACAAGCTCAGGAGCAGGAACATTGACAAGAACCTGACCATAAACAGACCAATTCATGCCTGGTTTCTTAGGCGTCAAAGAATGTTTAGGAGTGGCAGTATAACAATAGGCACGATCTGCGTTCTCCAGAAAGAACTCAGTGGCAGGATAAAAGTTCTTCTTCACACTGTTATGTGCCTCATCAAAGTAAATAGTATTCACTTCAATATCTGCATCAACAATACGCTGAAGAGAATTGTAAGAGGTGAAGATCACAACATTCTCACCAGCCGTGCGGGCAGTGTTAGCAAACATGTGAATCTTGTCTGCTTTGGTGCTGCTGTAGTGGTGAGTTTCGCCACTGTGAACGTGCATGATATGAGTGTTGGCAGTATCAATAACCTCCAAGAACTCAGAGCACAGTTGCTCTGCCAACAAAATGCGGGGAGCAACAACAACAGTGGTGGTGCCGTTAGTGATAGAATCGTGACGACGCTGAGTGTCAAGAATCATGGTAAGAGTTTTGCCACCACCAGTGGGAACAATCACCTGACCTTTGTTGTAATTTTGCAGACGGTCAATGATGCGCTGCTGGTGAGGGCGAAGGGTGATGGTCAAAGTGTCGTATTTCTCTCAATATAGCCAATATACAAAAAAACACCACCCCAGTCAAGGGGTAGTGTGCAGTTCAAAGATTGTCACATCAATAATCTAGAGTGTCAAATTCTTCAACATAGCAATCAACATTCTCACCAGGTTCAAGATTAAACAACTTTTCCCAATCAATTTGTCGCGCATCAAAATCCTGGAAAACTTCCATGTCCAGAGTAATGCGAACTTTTTGTTTTTGTGCGGCGAGATAAGAAACCATGATGCTTTGATTGAAGTGACTTGAGTATATTAGTCGATATAAACTACAGCGTCAATGGGGCTTGTGCCAGTTTATTTAGAAGTCTTTTACTAAAATTTTGAAATCCTTACATCCTTGCGATTGCATAACTTTTTCCCAAAAAATAGCATCTTCAATCTTTAAGAATGTTGCTTTGTGGTTTGCATAACCCTTTTTCTTCGGTTTTTGATAGTTCACTTGGTACATTGTTCCAATGACGAATAGCGTTTGCAATAATAAATCCGTTAGTTGTTACCAACTGTATCATGATAAGTGTGCGAATAGCAGCAATTACATCTGCCTCTTTATTGCTTCTACCCTCTTTTTGACCTAAAGCATAAGCCCAAAGTCTCCATACACTTTTACTTTTACTCACTATTTACTTTTCTAAAACAAACTGAATTAAATCGACCAGATTTATTTAATATAGAAACTTTTGTATGTTGTGAGTGTACTTCTACATCACTAACGATATATTCACGACCAATAATCAAAAAAGATTGAGCGGGGTCATCATTATTACCCCACTTAACTTGTTCTTTACTGCATCCAATATATTCAACAACATCACCAATTTTTATGTTAGTCATTTTTAATTAAACTCCATGAGCCATCTTTATTACCAATCCACTCCAAAATATCACCTTCTTTCCATCCAAGTTCTTCCATCATCTCATCAGGAAATGTGAGAACTCCATCATCATCAATTCTTAGTGTTGTTCTCATCGCGAACAATAACAAATTACAGAGTTATCATACTGTTTTTGACAAATAGATGCAACATTCGGTTGTGGTTTGAATAGATTAAGGAATCCAACAATCACGATAACTATTTGTGAAAGAACAACATAAAGAAACAATTTATCTTTCATTTTAAGTAAGAATTGTTTTACTTGAATCCTTTGTTGATATCTAACACTTCAACAGAATCTAAAAACATAGAATCTGTCTGAAACCATGCTGATCTGAGTTCTTCATAGTCAGCAAATACAATGGACTTGCCGTTAGTTAGACGTAGTTTATATTTGTGCCTGTTATACAACTTAGAGCAAGATTCTGTGAAGTATTGTGGATCACTGGGGTCAATACATTGATTCATGGGTCAATCGGTCGATATTCTTGCGACTTATATGTTTTTGTTAGATTTTCATCATGAATAGAATTTCTACTCGTCACATATTCTAATTCATGCCAATACCATCTTTGACAGACAACTAAAATATGAGTTTTTTTATGTAACGGAGAATCTTTCACATTTTGTTCACACTTTGGTTTTGTGCCAACTTCAATGCTGATTGATTGATCGCACACAAAATAGACCCAACCCTCATCAATGTGACCATTATGGTGCCACTTCACATAATCATTGATCTTGGGTAGGTAAGTCATACAAATGCTGCCTCCAATGGATTGAGATTTAGTTGCATAGCTGTGTATGGACGAGTATTATCTATGTCTACTCGATCACCAATCTTGGTTGAGTTAATAGGGGCATAATAGCATTGTTTTTTGATGTTGTAGAATCCCCAAATACATTTGACAGGAGCACCATCGTTGAACACATATTGATGATGATCGCAAATCCAAATAGATATGACATTGCGCTTATGTTCTTGAACTTCATAAGAATAACCTTTAGGAGGTTGGTGTGGAAAATCATGGGGCAATTCCAACTGGTTCATCATCAATACAAAGAGACAAATAATCAGGATACATTGCGGAAACAATATACTGTGCTAGTGCTTGTGTAGGTGCAACAATATAAACATCTACACTATAGAAAAGTATATCATCTCCTGGTGTATCTTGCATGGGGAGTTCAATATTAACTCTCCACACATTACCATTCTTGAGATGTTGTTCCCAAGAGACAGTCACATCAGGTTTCATGTGGTAAACTCCTCTACAACACCCGAATCAAGTTCTTCTGCAAGTGCATATACACGGGCATTTTGAATGTTGTGTCGAAGTTGTGGATAATGCTCCACATTGAACTCTTGGTCTCTTTGTGTAATCAAGTCGAAGCATTCATTGTCACTTTCGGCAATCACATTCCATAATCCACCATATTCGGATTGGGGGAATGGAATGAAATGTTCAACAAGGTAGAAAAACTTTTGCATCGGTGGGGGTGAATTACTCTGACAGTTTAATCAGTTTTGTCTGGATTGTCAATCTCATCATAGGAGTTCCAAAAGTCCTCCCAATCAGCTTCTGTTGCTTTGCTTATGTTTTTTGATGAAGTTTCTTGCTGCTTGTTCGTTTCGACATACTTTGAGTTGTTGTCCATTGTG